CGGCCGTGGCCAGCTCCCCCACGCCCGCGCCCATGTTGGCGCCCTCGAAGCCCCGGGTGACCACCCCCGCCGGTGGGGCGCCGGCCGCGATCCCGGTGCCGATCCCGAGGGCCGCGCCGGCGGGGGTGAGGGCGGCGGGAGCGGCGCGCAGCCAGCTGGGGGCGTTCGCCGCCAACCCGCCCTCGATGGAGCCGATGGTGCCCCCCGGCCCCACCGTCGACATGACGCCCTGCGCCGCGGCCTGCGTCTCCGGGAGCCCGCCGGCCGCCCCGGCCAGCTCGCTCGCCACCTCCCCCGGCGCCGTGAAGGGGGTCGTGCCCACCTGGAAGGCGCCCGCGGCCTGGGCCGGCAGGTCGGCCCCCTGCGGGCCGAACCCGGTCATCGCCTGGACGGCCTGCCCGGTCTTGTTCTGTACCCGCCCGAGGCCCTGCCACGCCTCACCCCCGGCGCCGGCCAGCACGCCCAGGGGCATGGGCAGGTCGGGGCGCTCGGCGGCGTAGCGGTCGGCGGTGGCGTTCAAGTTCGCCGCCTGCCGGTCGGAGAAGTCCTGCAGCCCGGCGGCGCTGGGGATGGCCCCGGCCACGTCGCTGCCGATCTGCCCGATGCGCGCCAGGGCCCCCTGCGCCCAGTCCCCCACCCCCTCGAGCGGGGAGGGGGCCGGCAGGGGCGGCGGGGCGGGCGGCGGCGGTGGAGGCGGGAGGTCCGGCACCAACCCGTCGAGGGCGGAGGTGGCCCGGCCGATCCAGTCCCCCGCGGTGGCCCCGGCCGCGGCGATGCGCTGCCGGGCGACCTGCTCGGCCCGGCGGCGCTGGAAGTCGAGCCAGCTCCCGGCGTCTACGGGCGGTAACGCGCCGTCCATGGTGCCCTCGCTGGCGCTCCCTTACCGCTGGAAGAAGTTGTAGGACGCGCTCGAGGCCCCGGCCGCGCGGGGAGCGGCGCCCTTCATCAGGTTCTCGACGTCGTTGGCGTCCCAGCCCTGGTCCTCGTACTGGCCGAGGATCATCTCCCGCTGGGAGGGCTGCATCCGGGCCCAGTTGGAGAGGTCGGCCTGGCGCGGGTTGCCCAGCGTCTGCTGCGCGGCGGGGTCCTGCCCGTAGGTGCCGGAGAGGATGTCCCCGGCCAACCCGGCGGCGCTGGCCCGGCCGCCCTGCGCCTGCCCCTGGGCCCCCTGCCCGGTCGGCAGCTGGTAGCGCCCCTGGTAGGCCGCCAGCACGTCCTGCAGCCCCTGGGGGGTGGCCCCGAAGGTGGACTGGTAGCGCGCGTAGTCGCGGGGCCCCTTCATGCTGGCCTGGAGGCTGAGCAGGTACTGCGCCTGGGCGTTCTCCTGGGCGATGGCCTGCTGCGTCTTCTGGCCGTTGTACATCCCCGTCAGCCCCGCCTCGCTGACCCCTTGGGCAAACCGCTGCTGCTGCATCGACTGCGTGTCCGCCCCGCCGAACTGCCCGGTGAGGCCCGCCGTCTGGTACGCCTTGCTCCAGGCGTCGCGGGCCTCTTCCAACGCGATGCGGGTGTCCCCCTGGCGCAGAAGGGCCTGCTGGTACGCCCAGTAGGCGGCCCGGTCGGCGGCGTCCGCCGCGTTCTTGTTGGCGATGGCGTCCTCGGTGCTGCTGCCCGTCCCCGGCGCCCCGCCCGGCTGGACGTTCCGCCCGCCCAGGGCGGCCCCGCCGATCTGCTGCTGGGTGAGCCCCGTCTTCTCCTGGATCATCTGCCACGCCTGCGGGTCCTGGACGAAGATGCGCCCGGCGCGGATCTCGTCGAGCAGCCCCTGCCACATGGCCGGCGGCGCCGACCAGGCGGGGGTGCCGATGCCGGTGGGCGTGTCCGAGCGCAGGAAGAGGGTGGCGAGGTAGTCCTTGCCCGCCGTCTCCGGGGTCTGCCCCCAGTTGGACGTCACCGTCGACCCGAAGAAGCCGCCGCCCATCCCGCCCCCACCGCCGCCCGTCGGCGCGTAGGCGTAGGGGGGCGCCGCCGCGGCCAGGGCCGGGTCGAAGCCCCCGCCGCCCCCGCCCAGCCCGTGCTCCCGGCGCCACCGCGCGTCGCCCTGCAGGGCCTGCGTGCCGTCGGTGGCCTTCCCGGTGATCCACCGCTGCGGGGTCTGCACCTCGGCGCCCGTGGTCGGGTCGCCCGTGCCCCCCAGCCCGTACCGGCTGTTGACGACCTCGTTCCCGATCTTCTGGAACAGCCCCTGCGGCGCGCCGGGGAACCGGGGCGTCTGGTCCTGGGTGTTCAGAGCGAACTGGTTGTAGGTGCCGCTCCCCGGGATGTAGCCCGGGGCCAGCTTGGGGTCGAAGAGGTAGGGGAGGTCGGCCTCGTTGATCTTGATGGGGGCCTGGTTGAAGCCGGGCACGCCCCAGCCGTAGGGCTGGCCCTCCGTGCCGGCGCCGATGGTGCCCCAGCCGGCGCCGCGCCCCTGGGTGGGGTCGGCCGCGTTCCAGGTCGACGGGGCCACCGTCGAGCCGAACGGGACGTCCGTCGGCCGCCCCGGGACGGTCTGCCCGGGCATGGCGCCGGGGTAGCGCCCCGTCCCGGGGCGGGTGGGGCCGTAGTTGAAGTCCTCGCCCGGGCGCCCCGTGCCCACCGGGCCGGTCGGCGCGCGGGGGTTCACCGGCGCACCGGGCGCCGCCGGGCCCGCGGCCGGGGGCGCGCCCTGGAGCTGGGGCGGCGGGTTGGCGATGTCGAAGGCGGTGAGGCTGCCGTCGGGGTTGATGACGGCGGCGCGCCCGCCCCCCAGGTCGGCGGGGTCGGGGCGCCCGGGGTTGATGTAGGCGACCTCCTGCTCCGTGTTCGCGTCCCAGACGACGTAGCTGCCGTCGCTGTAGCGCGTGCCGATGAGCCAGCGCCCCTGGGCGTCGCGCCCCAGGTCGAGCGCGTCGTAGTCCGTGACGGGGGTGGCGCCGGGTGCGGGCATGGCCTACTCCTCTTCCTGCGTCCCGGGCGGCACCAACGCGCCCGGGCCCGGCTGTCCCTGCGGGGTGAGCGCCGGCCAGCCGCCGGCGGGCGTGGTGTCGACGACGCCGCCGGGCGTGGGGCCCACGGGCGTCTCCTGGAAGCGGGACACCGGCAGCGCCACCGGCAGCCCGTGCTGGCGGCGCCAGGCGGCCCCGCCGTTGATGGCCGTGGCCAGCCCCTCCGGCCCGAGGCGCTGGTACTCGGCCCACCACTGCTTGGGGTCGACCTGGCCCTGCGGGGTGAACAGGGTCTCGCCGTAGTAGCGGGCCTGCTCCTGGGGCGACACCCGGGCCGAGAAGGGCGCGTACACCCCGTCCATCATGGCCCCGGCCACGTCCTGCGCCGTGCTCTCGACCCAGTGGGTGACGTCGTCCGCCACGCTCTCCAGGCTGTTGGGCGCGACCCGGGGCGCGCCGCCGCCCGGCCACGCCCCCGTGCGCCGGCGGTTGCCGCTCGAGCGCGCCCGGCCGATGGTCGCCGGGGGGCCGCCCAGCACCTCTTGTGCAGCCGCCGGCGCGTCCTCTCCCAGCGGCCCGGGCATCCCCTCGGGCAGCCCCACGGGCTCGGACGGGACACCGTTGGCGGGGGACTCGGGGGCGGCCACCTAGGTGCCCATCTGCTGGCCCGGGAGGGGCCGCATGTTCGGCGGCGGCCCCTGCACGTTCGGTCCCCCGCCGGGGTTGCTCGGCAGGCCCCCGGGCGCCATGTTCGGCCCGGTGCTGCCGGCGCCGCCGACGCTGCCCGGTGGGGGCGGCGCGAAGGGCATGCCTTGGCCGGGGGCCATGGCGTCCGGCGCGCCGAGCTGCAGCCCCCCCGGCCCGGGCATCCCGGGCGCCATCCCTGGGGGGGCACCCGGGGGCATCCCGGGCGGCCCCGGCGGACCGGGGGCGCCGCCCAGCTCTTCCATGGCCTGGGCCTGCTGGATGCCCAGGAGCTGGAAGATGCGGTCGGTCAGGCGCTTCTGGATCTCCGGGCTCCGCTTGAGGTTCTCCACCAGGAGCTGCCGCTCGACGGCGCCGGGGTCCTGCCCCAGCTCCTCCATGGCCTGCGTCCGGGAGGTGAGCCCCGCCTGCAGCATCTCGACCTGGGTGCGCACCTCGAGCACGCGGTTGGAGGGCACCTCCGCGTCCAGGGCCACCCGGTAGCGGTGCACCCCCTTCAGCTCGTCGGGGCCCACCGCCAGCCAGCCCTCCCGCGCGCCCCGGACGCCGGGGTTGTACCCGCGGCGGGGGGACACCGTGGGCAGGTTGCCCCAGCAGTACACCTTCTCCCCGATGCACTCGTCGATCAGGTAGCTCTCGAAGCCCACCCGCTCGCTCAGGGCGAACTGGGCGTTCCCCAGCAGGGGCGAGTAGCGCAGGCTCCCCAGGTAGGCGCTCTGGTTGAGGGCGTAGCCGCTGGCCCCGGTGTCGGCGCCGGCGAGCGCGTCGGGCAGGATGCGCTTGAAGATGTTGACCGTGTCCTCCTTGGCCTGCTGGAGGTCGATCCCGGTGCGGGGCGGCTCGATGGGGGACACGTCGAAGGGCAGCACCTCGCCGGGCACCACCTGCACCGGGCGCTGGGCGTCCCGCTCCCCGCCGTCGATGCCGAAGGGGGCCACGCCCGGGCCGGCCGCGGCGCCGATGGCGCTCACCATGTTGGCCCCCGGCGGGGCGTTGCGCTTCCAGGAGGGGAAGCCCGTCATGAACGCCGCGTTCGAGGTGAGCGTGAGCAGCTGGTCGTAGAGCTGGAACAGATTGAGGTAGCCGAAGAGGACGCCCAGGCTCATCAGCTCCGGCTCGCGCTGCCCCGTGGTGATGCCCCCGGCCCGGAAGTAGGGGCCCCGCAGGGTGCGCGTCTCCGCGACCCCGTAGTGGTGGCGCACGCTCTTGACGATGGTGCCCTTCCCCAGCGCGGCCCCGCCGCGGGAGGCGCCC